GGTTCGGTACGGTTGCCATCTTTGTCCAAGTCCAGGAAGTCAGGCTTGGCAGCTTCCATGGCAGCAACCTTGCCTGGCATGCGTTGTGCCAGACCTTGTAGAGCTTGAATCAGCTGTGGGCTGGTGCCATACACAACATCGCCTTCTGCGCCAGACTTACTGCGCAGGTGATACAGGTCTTGATGATAAACCTTCATGAGTTTTTCAAGAATGTCGCGATCTTTGATTGTGAAGCGTGGTGCATCCAGGGCTGGATCATAAGCAGCTTCCTCCATTCGGCCAGCCTGTTTTGCAGCACGAATACGGCTACCCAACACTTCATCCTTCTCACTTTCAATCCGACCATCTTGGTCATAATCTTTGTCGGCCATTTTTTCCATCACAGCCACATCGCCACCACCCCAGACTTCGTTGGTAGCACTTTCTTTCTTGGCAGCACCTTTGAACATGGCAGCAGCAGCCACACGCTCACCAGCAGCCTTGCTTCCATAACGCTTGGCAGCAGCAGCGGCCACATCTTTGAACTTCTTACCAGGATGGCCAATGTCTTTGCCGGCACGAGCTTGTGTGGCCAATTCACTGCGCTCACCTTTGCTCAATAGTTTCTTGCCTGTGTCATGAGCAATTTCAGCCACTGCGCTTTCAGTCAATGGTTTACTTTCTGATTTGGCTTCAATGTCGGCCAGCTTCTTGTTTAGGTCATAAAAAAATGTCATTCGATTATCCTCTTGGGTTTGCGCCAGTAGCAGGGCGTGGTGGGCGCACAATCTTGGTCATTGGACTCTTAACGCCCATGGGCAAGTCATTTGTGGTTTCAGCAGGCGCTGTCTTGCCACCGGCCACAGTGAAGTCACTGCGGTAGGCATTCTTGAGCACAGCGTGTTTGTAAGGATCACCCGAGTAGTCTTTACTCAAGGCCTTTTGTTCTGCGTCTGCAGCAGGATATGGCTTTTCTAACACTGCGTCACCGTCGGTGCTGCCTTCTGCTGCCATGTTCTCACGCTCTTTATCCATGCTGTCTTCATGTGCGCCTGTGAGCATGATGATGTGATTGGGATCCATGCCTAGAATCTGTGCCAGTTGCTTGATCTGTGGCTCAATGGCTGGATAGCGAAATTCCACATCCATGCTGCTCACACGCTCATTGGCACAGGCAGGAAAGTCTGCGGGCTTGAGCTGTACTGGTGTGGTCTTTAATGTGCCAAAGCTCACAGGATCAAACTGAGCCAGTTTGTCCTTGAGGTCTTTTACAAAGGTTGAATCCACATCACCCACCATTTTAATGCGGTAGCGATAGGTTCTTTCCGATTCTGCGAGGTATGTTTTGAAGTTTTTCATGTCAGGTTCCTGTGCAATATTTATGCAGTTTTTGGTTTTTGATCGCGGTTACCTACTAGACGCTCCAACAAATCATTGCGGCTCAGCACTTGTCCGTGAGCAGTTTCTGCGGGCTCACCGTTGTCTGAGTCGCGATCTAATTTGAGTTTCTTCAACTGCAGATCAACCATTTTGAGTTTTTTGTTGAGCTTGGCTGTTTTGGCTGTAACAGCATGACCCAACATCGAGCTGGCCACTGACAGTATTTCAGCAGCATAACGGCTGTCCACATTCATGCCCAGATCTATTAGACTTTCAAAGGTTTCTGTGGCCTTGGCAGCAAGGTCGTCCATTTCAGCATCGCTGGCATCCAGTCCGCGCACACTGGGCAGTGCAGCATCAATCTTGTCTATGGCGTCATCCAATTCAGCCAAAGTGTGTTGTGCTTGTTCCACGGACTGTGGTTCTTCCGCCGTTTCATCCGTGGGTGGTAGGTTAAACAGTTCTTCCAATTTGCGAGTCATGCCGTATTTACCGCTGGCATTTTTGGGTTGAGCGTATTTTAACGCCGGCCGCCTTGGTGGAACATGTCGTCTTCGGTAATGACTCGGAAGTGCAGGCCGTTGCGACGAGCCCATTTTGTCGCCGCATCCCATTTGGCATAGTTAATGGCCACAACTGCGCGGTCTCTACTACTAGCCTTGCTCTCCACTATGCTCTGCTTTTTGGGTTTGATCTCAATCAGCTCGGCCCGCACAGTGTTATCACGGTTGCGATAGGTAATCAAGAAGTCGGGCACATAAATGGTCTGCCGGCCTGTGAGTGGATGACGGTAGGGTATTCGCACACTTTCGCTGGCCCACTGTAGTACATGATCATTGTTGTCAAGAAAACGCATAAACGCATGTTCCCAACCTGATCTGTAACGAGGCGCGCCATTGCCCACATACTTGGCAGGATTAAGAACTTGATACTGACCCTGCGCCCACTTGCTCATAGCAACACATTGCGACTGGCATAGTAATTGATGGCAGTGGGTTGTGCTATACCTAACAAGGTAGCTGGTGAACGTATACCGTTTAAGTAGTAGGCCAAGGTAATGGTTATTTCAACTTGATTTTGGCCTTCCATCTGCTGCAAAAGATTCAACACTGGCACACGACTTTGATTGGCCACACGGAACAAGGCCACTGTAAAGTTGCCGGCAGCTTCAGCTGAAGTAAACACACTACGGAAAAAACTGTAGACAACATCATACTCTTCTGCAGAAACATTTTGTTCGTAGGCATAGAATGTGTCGAAAATTCTGACAGTGGTATCTATACTGGGGTTGGGTGCGTTAATTGTGCCCATTAGCGGATTCCTACTCCGGTTATGGGATCTACACTACTACCGCTGTTGGTTAGATCAAGTAGTCTATTGGTATTTGGAGGATTAGGGAAAACAGGGCTACTGAAGTTGCTGCTCTGCGACTGTCCAGTGTTGGGATTGGGTGAGGTGCTGCCAATGGCACCACGTACCGCACCTGGTAAACTCTGCCTAATGGTTGTGTTTGCTAGGTCATAGGCTTCTTGAGTTACTATGCTGCGAATGTCTTTGTCTTTGAAGGTGTTGTAGGCTGTTCCAGCTTTTTGTATTGCACCAATTGCACCAGCCACACCACCCGACGCTAGGTCTTCATATATGCCAATGCCGGTGTCTAACAGTCCACCTTGACCCAACACTGTGGCAGTTGAACCTGGACGTGAAATTCCACTGCGAATAAGATCATAGTAGGCAGGGTCAGCAAAACCAATAGCATTGGTGTCAGGCTTGGCAGCACCTACCGCACCCGAATAATATTTTACAGTTTCATATCTAATGGTCATACTATGTTGCATGGTGCCATTGCCTTGACTGTAGTCATAGGTGTCGTGACCAAAGTCGGTGATCATGGGATTGATCAGCACATAAGCTGCAAACTTGTGTTGATCAAAACCGTAAATTCTGATGTCTTTGAAAAAGGCAGGCTTGCTGCCAGAGTTGGCAGTATATCCATCGCTGTAGCTTTCACCTATGTAGCCCCAGTCGTTGATGTTGCGATTGTTGGCATAGATGTCTCTACTGTTGTAATCAAATCCCACAGGTGTTGTGTATGTTGTACCAATGCTGCCGTTGGTGGTGGTCATGTTATCATATTTTTGACTTGGATCTTTGTAGTAATAACTGAAATAGTTGTACCACATGTTGCGAATATTATCGCCACCGTCATCATGCAAGTCTATCTTGACTGGTTGATATTCAATCTTGCTTTGTACCAGGCGTTTGCGATTGTACTGATTAAGTGTTTCCACACTCATTTGATAACTGGGCAATTGGATATTTTTAACCAATATGCCCAACACAGTTTGACCGTTGCTGGTGCTGGGGAAAATATTTTTAAGAACAGGTACCTGTGCTGTGTTTAGGTTGAAGTAGACATGAAAAAGAAACTTCTGTCTCGGAGCCAGTTCATAGCCATTGCTGCGAAAAACCTTGCTGGCATGACTGTAGTCTTTGAGACCAGGGGCACTGAAAAAACCCTCGGCAAAGCCTTTGAGAAAATCCTGGCCCCAACTCATTGGAGGTTATCCGTTGACAACATCACCCACTGTACGACCCACAGTGGCGCCAACGCCGCTACCTGTTGGAGTTTGTAGTGCGTTGTCGTAACGTATGGTCAAAGCCACTGTCATTGTTTCGCTGCTGCCGTAGTTGGCATCACCGTAGTTCACGCTTTGCAGGTAGCAGCCATATAATTCCCATGTTTCAAGCACAACAGGTTGGCTGGCGCCATTACCGCCGTCTAAAACTTCAAAGCGTGTGAGGAACTTGTAGTCAATACCAGCAGCAGCCGAAGCCTGTTCCATGAAGTCCAACTGCTTCTGCAGTTGTTCGCCTACAAGGCGCTGAACCTGACCGCCTGCATCATCACGCAGGGAGCATGTGACATCTTCCCAGGTGTACTTGCCGGCCAATTTGATTGTGCTGTTGTAGATAGGTAGATCAATATTGGCAAAGGTCACCGTGGGACGCTTGAAATCCATGACCTGTTTGGTTAATTCTGTTCTGGGTGTGCTGACTCCAAAATTTTCAAATAACACTCTAAAGCGATATTTGAGTTTGGGCATCAACAGGCCCTGTGTGCTTTGACTTTGATCACTGGCCAAAGGCACTGTCATTCTGCTTAGTGATGAAACGGCCATAATGTTATCTCCTATATGTTTTATTTATGGCTTGACCTTGGGCCAAAAAAGGGGTCCGAAGACCCCGTTCTTGAATTTCTATCATAGTCATTAACCTGCCACTGCTGTTACGGCTGTACTAGCTGCAATTTCACCAGTGTTCTTGATACGCAGAGGAATGTAAATGAATTCCACAGCCTTCACAGGTTCAATTGCAATGTCCACCCACAACTCGTTGGCATCAATACGTGCAGGTGTATTGTTTGATAAATCGCAAACCACCAAGTAGTCATAGATACCACGCTTGGCAATCAAATCAATCATCAAACCATTTACAGCATTGGTCATTTCGTTGCGTGTGATTTGATCGTTGGGTTCAAACAAGTACAGTTTACCAATTTCTTCTAATCTACTGCGCAAGAACACAATCAATCGTGCCACATTGATACGATCCAGGGCCGAAGTTGTGGCTTGACCAGTCTTGTTACCAAAGTTTGTAATACCAACACCAGGCACAAATGTGATTGGATTGATGTTGTTTTGATATAGTACATCACGCAGGCCTTGATTTACTCCAATTGTAACAAATTCTCCTGTCTGACCATTGATATAACCAATGCGGAAGGCATTGTCGGCCACGCCACGACGTGTGCCAGCAGGTGCTAACCAGGGGAACGCAGCAGCATCACTACGGATGATTGTGCGAACCATCATGTGACTTGGGGGCTGTACCACTGTTGAGCCCGACAGGTCAGTAGTCTGACAGCTGGGATAAAACACTGCCTGATATGCGCTGTGTGACTGCAATCCGTCACCGGTGGTCCAATCTGTTGAGTCGTTGTCCCAGGCAATGATTTGATTGGCATCTGGTTCAAGACGCAGTGGTGTATCACCAACAACAAAGCAAGTGTTATTACGATCGTTGCTGAGTGCCACCATGTTAGGAATCAACTCAGGGTACTGTGGGCAAGCAACTAAGTTAAACTGGCGCTGTTCTTCGCGTGCCTGTACACTGGTATCAATACCTGCTTTCAGTGCCTGCACAATTAACACACGCTGAGCTTGACGTCCCATGTAAGGCGAACCATTGGCTGCATTGCCTGATGCGTTAAGCCAAGTATTGGTTTCACTAACTGGCCACCAGTATGTGGTATTTGTTGGTATCTGATTGGTACTTGATGATTTAGCATTATAGATAGCACCATTGTATTGTACATAATTGTTTTGATAATAGGTGGTGGCGTCATCCCATGCCGGTATTGAAAAATCTTGTACATTGAAATAGTTCACCTGGAAACTCTTGACATTGAAACCACTGCGCCGTGTATTCCATAGCAATGTACCTTGTGGGTACAGTGTAGGTTCTGGCGCATCAACGTCCAAGTAGTTGCTGGTTAACAAACTGGTGATGGTTGGCAATGGATCTGAAATTGGATTGGTTGCTCCATTTGGAGCCCAACGTGCATCTGCAAACAAGATACCATTACTTGTGGTTTGATCAGTGTTGTCAATCAGCACCCACTGATCCTGCCCATCAACATTTTCCCAACGATACAGCAGAGGATACAGTTCTAAATTAGCAGTACTGACCCAAAGATCCCCATACACCAATGGGCTTTGTGCAGTGTTAGTCTGTGTGGTAGGTGCTGTGGCGCTGATAATAGGACCTGTAGCATTACACAATTGCAAATCGTAGCCACGAACATCGTTACTGACTGTTTGATATCCTACCCAAGTATTATTATTCTGAATCATAATGTCCACTTGGTTTGTGGCCGAGTAGTACCAGTAGGTACCATCAGCAGGATCTTGATCTGGTGCAGTGTCGCTTGCAGCATAGGTAAAGAATGGTGCACCAGTGAATCCACTCAATGCCACGTAATTCACACTATTGATTACAACATCACGTATGCCTTCAACTGTGGTATCAAATCCTGCTTCACCGATTGGATCGCCTGACACATTGCTTAGGAAAATACTGCCACCTGCACTGTGAGTCATTACAATGGCACCGTTGCTATCAACTGCAGCACTGACATACGGTACTGCAGCAGCACTCACAGCAGCAACAAAGTCTGAAGCCGCGCCACTCAGAATGTATGCTGTCACAGGAGTGGTCAAGGTCGAGGTTCCTGGCTGAGTCGCTGATATTAAGAAACTATCGGTACCTAGAAAACTAGGAGTATCGGTATTGCCTGTGATGCTCATAGCTCCAGTCTGATAACGTTCAAAAATTTCCAAACCTGCTGTGTCGGGGCTATTGTAAGCAGGATTTAAATGAGCGTAGGTTGTTCCAATGGGAATATTCTTGCCGCCCCCCGAGGGATCTAACGCATAGATAGCATTGGATTCAAATGAGTAAACCGGACAAAGTTGTTGTACCCAAGTTGCCAGTGTGCTATCGTATTTTTTGATCACCAGATTTACACCAAGATTTACATTGTTGGTTTTTTGCCATACCGAACCAGTGGGTTCTGGATTGGTTTGTGTGCTACCCCAACGTGGTGTTTGATAGTTAGGAGTTGCCTGGAAAGCTGGAGCCAAATAAGTTCCTTCTGAGATTCCCAAGGTGGTCAATGGTGTACCAGCATTGTTTTGAATGAATACTGCACCTTCGCCCCCGGTGCTGCCATCCGCTGTGGCTGTGCTGTTGGCAAAAATTTGTAGTTTGCCGTCAACCACACCCGAATAAACACCAGTTATGTTGGCTGAGTTGATGTTATTGCTCAAGGTTGTTACACTAGTTCCTGTGGGCACACTGGTACCATTGATCAAGACACTGTTGCCGTTGGTCAACGATACAGGAGCGTTGGCACTCTGAATTGTGGGCCATGCTGTTTTCCAATCGTCGCTGCCAACTAACACCCAGGTATTATAGAAATCGCTGAGTTCAGTGGCAGAAGTTTGCAATGCAGTGGGACCGCCACGCTTGAAATAGATTGGGTTTTGATACACATCGTTAACACCAACCACTACCACAGCATACTGTCCAATACTGCCCACACTTTGCAACGGCACAGTACTGTTAGATTCTAATTGTGTAGTACTGCTGATTACCAATGGTTTTTGATTGGTAAATGCGTTGGTGGTAATATTCCACTGGAAAATACCCCAAGTTGTGTTGGCTGTGTCTAACCAGTATGTGCCATTGGGTGCACTGCCTGTGGGGCGAACCAAAGTTGCTGTCAACGCTGCAAGATCAATGTCGGCGCGCTGTACATAGGCTTGGTTTGTGCTGCCCAAAGCCGAGTAAGCAGCTAATAGGCCATACTCATTGAGTTCATAACCATTGATGGGTGTACCAGCAGTGGTTTTGTAAAAGAATGGTACACCAAAAGTAGCGGATAGATCGCGCTGACTAGTGATCAAATAAGATTTATTTGCATTGGCTGCAAGTGTGCCAGCTGCAACTCCTACACCTGCTCCGCTTGCTTTGTTTTGGGCGGTAACAATCAAAAAGTATGGTACCGAATTGGTAGCAGCAGGTAGATATTGACTTTCGTCAATGACTGTGACTTGTACTCCTGGGGATACTAGGGCCATAATGGGTTCCTCTTCAAGTTATTGATATTTATCGGAACCACTAAAAACTGTACCTAAATAGGCACCTTTGGCAAAGGTTTTGTGTAAATAGGGTTATGAAAAGACCACAGTGTCCAGCTTGTCAACAGCGTCCTTGTGCTGTAAACTATTTGTCAGAAGATCGAGTACACTACCGTTCGCGATGCGAAGTTTGCATACGCAAAAGTCGCCGGATAAAACCGCCTGTGCCTAGATGGCAGCAGGCTGGTTACAAAAAGAAAACAGTTTGCGATCGCTGCGGTTTCAGATCAAAGTACAGTGCTCAACTAGTGGTTTACCATGTGGATGGTAACTTACACAATTCAGATTTTAAAAATCTCAAAACTATCTGTCAGAACTGCGTGATCGAAGTCAGTAGACTGGATTTACCTTGGCGTGTTGGAGATCTTGAACCAGATCATTGACTTGGGCATAGAGATCATCCATGGTACCGTTGTTGTCAATCACAAGATCAAAGGGAGTGTCAAGCCAGGCCCACTCGCTGGTGTGAATCTCGGGCCACTGACGACGCATGCCCAGCCCGCGCTGTTCCATCAAGTACTGATCCTCTCCGGCTGCCAGGGTGCGTAGTGCGCAGGTGTACCACTCAGGCATGGGTCCGCGCCGTACCCACAGCACACGCCCACCCACTCTGCGTATGGCAGCTATTTCGTTGGGGAATCTGCAGTCAGAAATCACTATGTCATCGGTGGTTCGGCGCAGTTTGTTTTCCACACTGGCTACCCAGATGTCATCGTGAAAGTGCTGTCTACACACTTCAGTGCCCCACAACTGCAGGATGTAGCGTGGAGTTAATTTAGGCATGTCCAGACGCCGGGCCCACCAAGGATCCACAGTTTCGCGCCACTCGCGACTTTGTCTAGTACGCCCTTCCAAGAGCTCACGGTCCCATCCAAACACAGCACTCACAGCATCTTTAAGCGAGTTGGCCCAGCTGTCTCTGCGGAATTCGTGTAGGTTTACTAGATAGTCAGCAATGGTATCTTTACCCGACCCAATCCAACCACAAATACCTATGATCATCGCATTTCTCTTATGTTCAAGTGTTTGAATGTGTCCTGCAGTAGATAAATCTGGCGCTGACAGTCTTCCAATGCATGGTGAGTGGCTGGATACTTGGGCAAGTCTGGATATAGGCTGTATACGGTTCTGGCATCACGAACCTTATAGTACTTCCAGGGCAAGGGCTTGTTGTAGCTCTTGTAGGCATGTTCCAAGATGTTCATGTCATATGTAGGACCATTTGCCCACACATAGTTGGCTTGCCAAATCAGTCGACCCAGCTCGTCAAGAGCTTGATCCAGTGGTACTCTGTTATCTTCTCCAAAAGCTTCTTCTCTGCTTTCGGCGGGTTGCGTGGCCCACCAGTCTATAGTGCCCTGCTCAATGTTGCGGTCTGGTTGACTCTCCAAAGTAATACGAGCGTAATAATGGCGATCGTGCCACCCTCTGCTCATGGGATCAAACATTTGAGCGCCAATGGTCAATATGGTAGCACTGGGACCAGTGCCCAAACCTTCCAAATCTATCATTATATCAGCCATGCTGCTATTATAGCAGGGCAAAGAAGTGTTGTCTAGTGTGCTTTAGCCAATTACAAATGTCAAGGGCTGGCTGCCATCCACATACATCTTGAGCTGCTCGATTAGGTTGTCCATTTGGGCTTGAGCTTCGCCTTTCATGGCAGTGCCATTTAGCACTGTTCCGCCCTGCGGACCAGCAATTTGCTGAAACTTTTCACGAGCTTCGCCCACAATCATTTTGCAGGCAGCAACCATGTAGTCGCGAATCCATTGCGAAATTTGGTAGTCCATTAACAGGTTGAATTCTGGCTTGAGATTGTAGGTCCACAGCAACACGTTTTCACCTGTGCCACGCGGGTCGCGTACAATCTGCAGTTTCTTTGTGACAGGATTCCAAGTGTAGTTCAAGAAACCACCAAACATTCTAGCAGCCAATTCCACATACTGAGTGTAGAAGTCGTATGTGGCCAAGCCACCTGCTACGTTGAAGTTCATGAGGTACACGTTTAAACTGGCTTGACTGAACGGATCAAAGTTTGACGCAAATGGACCCACCGAATCGCCAAAAGTTCTGCGGAAGATTTGACGCACTGAAATAACTTCCTGCGGCAAGGTATAGATCTGCACATCGCGTACCAGTTCCATGAAACTGTAGCTTTCCTCGTAGGCGTTTTGTGCCCGTTGACGATAAGTGCCTATGGTTTTTTGATAGGCTGCTTCGTAGTGCGCAGCATCTAACTCTACATCAATGATCTGATCTGCCATCTGCAGACGCACATAATCAATGAGATTTTGTTTGAGTGTTACAAGCGAGGTATCAGATTCTAAGGCCATTGTAGGAGCTCCAGTGTTATTTACCAGAGCTCCTGGTGGGCTTACCAGGCTTTGAGAATTAGTGTGTCCTCGCTGCCACGCCCGTTGAACTTGGTTTCTGTGGCTCGAATTTCTTTGAACACTTTGCGGGCTGCGGGTTTGCCACTGGCAAGCAGTTTTTTGATCTGCTCTGCTGGCTTGCGCAGGGTTTTTTGCACAGTGTCTGCAGGACTAAACCCAATGATGGAATTGCCTTTGACACTGATGGACCCTGCATGACTGTCAGCCACAATGTGGATTAGCTTGCGCTTGCGGACATTGTATAACCAGGCTTCCGAAGCATTCACCAGTTTCACAGCAGTTTCGCCTGTGAGCTTGAGTTCATCAAACTGTTTCAAGAACTTGAATCGAGCACTGAGTTTTTCTGGGCTCACAGGTTTTTTCTTGCGTGGCTTGCGCTCGACCTTTTTGATCTGCACATAGGCACCGCAGTCATTGATCACTTGTTCAGCAAACTTCACAAAGTTCTTCATCTGTACTTTGTTGAAGCGACCATATCCTTCTACCAACTGTGCATCTTTGCCCGCTAACACTGTTTCAAACTCTAACAAATGTTGCTTCCACACTTCGGCAATGTCATTGACCATTTGCGGTGCAATGTTCATGTTACGCATCACATCAATGGGACGGAAGTTGGGCGTCATTTTGGCGCCAGCAGCCACAAAGTCATCCAACAGGCCTTCCAGTTCGCCACCACAGGCCGTGACCTTTTCACGCAGGCGATCTTGGATGTTGGGTTTGGCAGGTTCCGCTTCTTTTTCTGCTGCCTCTACCACCTTGACCACACCTCTACGAGCTGCTGTTTGATCTTTAATGTAGGTGTCAATTCGAGCTTGTTCTTCGGGCAGCAACACCAAGCCCACAACATTCATGCGGCACACCCAGGCCACAGTTGTGTTGAGAGCACTGTCAGGCACGCCACGAAAAGCATCCAAATCTCGTTTGCGATCCGCACGCTCAAGCCATTGCACAATAAAGTCACGAGCTTGTTTTTTGTCGTAGAAGTAATTGTACCAGTTCATGGCAGTGACCATGGCAGTGGGGCGGCTTTCTGGTGTGGGCTGTTCGCGCCATTCGGGTTCGGTGCCAAAGTGTTGTACCTCTGCGCCTTTGGGCATGAGCAGTCGTACTGCGCTGGTGTCCATTTTGCGTTTAGTAGCCATGTGCAACTCCTTGAGGTAAAATGGTATTATAGCACACAATCATTTTGGTGTCAACTGTAGATCAGCGTGGCCATTAGGAGATTTTTCTCAACATTATCAAGCTGTTGCATGGCCTTTTGGTGTAGTTCTTGATAGGCATGAGTGGGTTTTTGCAGTCTGCGACAGCGCACACGCTCTTGATCTAGTTCTGTCAAAATACGCTTGGCCACACCCAGCATGCGCATGAGATCCCGACGGGCTTGCGTGTCCGTGATGCGCTGTATGCGCGCCTCTAAATCCTGAGCAATTTCTTCGGGTTTGGGATCCATACTAGTATTTTAGCTGACTAGTGTTTTGGTGTCAATCTTCCCATAAATAATCGATCATGCCAAGACTTAGTTTATACAGACCTAATCGCACTGCAGATTACCAGTTTCTTGATCGCACCATACGTGAAATGTACACCGTGGGCGGTGCAGACATGTATGTGCACAAGTACATGGGCCCGCAAACCGGAGGCACATCAAACGATGCCACACTGCCGGCCTACAGTCAAGAAAGTCCGTTGTTTATTGAAGATTTGTTGCTGCTAGAAAACCGTGATAGGGTGTACGATCCCAATGTATATGTTATGCGCGGTGTATACCTAACACAAGACATAGATTTTGATCTAACACAGTTTGGCCTGTTCCTAAACAACGACACCTTGTTTATCACATTCCATTACAACGACATGATCGACACCTTTGGTCGCAAGCTCATGGTAGGCGATGTGTTAGAAATACCCAATCTCAAAGACTATAATCCTTTGAACGAGTCATTGCCTAGAGCCTTGCCCAAGTACTATGTAATTCAGGATGCAGCATTTGCCAAAGAAGGTTTTAGTGCAACTTGGTTGCCGCACTTATGGCGCATCAAGGCCATGCCCATGGTCAATGCCCAGGAGTACCAAAGCATTACTCAACAACCATTTGAGCCCGACAACATCTGGGATCCGGGTAACTTTTACCCTGGTGGTGTCACAGTTCTAGATGGTGACAAGTACTACGTATCAAATGGAAATGTGCCCCCGGGTACACCTATCACAGACACCAACTACTGGACTGAGAAAACCAATCCGAGCACAGTACAAGACAAAATGAGTAGTCGTCCCAAAGATTTGGAAATCAACGATGCTATCTTGGTTCAGAGTGAAGTGGAAGTTCCACGCAGCGGTTTCAACACTGGCAAATTCTTTATCTTGCCCACAGCACCCAATGGTCAACCTGCTGGGGTTGGACTTACAGCAGATCAAACCAGACCCACTGTGGATGGAACTCAACCAGGCGAAGGTATCACGCCCACAGGCTTTGGTTACACTGTGGGTTACTTAACTGGTAGTTACGATCAAAACGGCAACTTACAAGCACCCAATGGATTGCCTGTCACACCAGGTGTGACATTCCCACCCAGCCCAGTAGTGGGCGATTATGCATTACGACTGGATTACTTTCCCAATCGCCTGTTCCGTTACAATGGAACAACCTGGGTCAAGATTGAGGATGGTGTACGCACCAATCTCACCAATGGCATTGAGAACAATACTTTACGCTCAGGCTTTGTAAACAATACATACACTACACAAACAAAAGATCTTGGCGCAGTACCACAACGTCAAAGTCTCAGCAAAGCACTTGAACCCTTGGCAGACAACGGTGATCAAGGTGGTAACTTGCCTCCAAACCCACCACCCAACACACAACCCGGACAACCGAGCAGTTAACCTATGTACATCTATAAAATTACAAATAATGTAAACCAGAAAGTTTACATTGGTCAAACTTGGAAACTCATTGATGGTAAAAGAACATATATGGAAAAAACATAATGAGTCAGCAATATTTTTATGACGAACAGATACGACGCTTTCTGCTGCAGTTTACCAGAGTATTCAGCTTGTTCCAAGTTGAGTATGGTAGAAACGAAGCAGGCAAAGGCGACGATACTTTGATCCGTGTGCCTGTACGGTATGGCGATAGTAGTCGGCAAGCCCAGACTATATTACAAGAAAATTCTGCCAACTTCTTGCCATCCACACCTTTGATGACTTTTTATATCACTGCATTGGATTATGATCGTGATCGCATGCAAGAACCTTACTTTGTGGACAAGATCAATGTGCGTCAGCGTTTTTATGATCAAGCCACCGACAGTTACGAAACCACACAAGGTAATGCGTTCACCATTGAACGACTGATGCCTGTGCCATACATGTTGACCATAAACTTGGACATTTGGACTTCAAACACCAATCAAAAAATGCAGTTGCTGGAACAGATTCTTACTTTGTTTAATCCTGCGCTAGAAATTCAAAGCACAGACAACTACATTGACTGGACCAGTTTGACTGTGCTAAATCTTGAGCGTGTGATTTGGACTAACAGAATCATTCCTGTTAATACTGAGAATCCTATTGACATTGCTACGCTGACATTTAAACTACCTATTTGGATCAGTTCGCCGGCCAAGATCAAAAAACTGGGCGTGATAGAACGTGTTATTGCCAGCATTTATGATGCCAAAGGCGACGCTGCCAATGCTATTTTAGACAATGACCTATTGTTAGGCACCAGACAGATTATCACACCTTACAATTATCAAGTGGTATTGATTGATGGGCGTTTACAGATTCTTCGTGAGCCTCAAGTGGTAGATCAGCCAAACTCAAGTCTTGAAGCACCCGACATTGTGGGCACCAGCAACTTGTTATGGCCAGGAGTGCTTTCTATGTACGGAACCTATCGTCCAGGTATCAGTCAAATAAGATTAGAACAACCTGATGGTACCGATGTGATTGGTACAGTGGTACTTGATCCCAACGATGACCGGTTTTTATTATACAGTGTAGACATAGATACAGTACCTCATAACACACTATTACCAGTTAATGCTGTGATCAATCCGTTGACCAGTGGTCCCAATCAAGGCTTGCCAGCACCAGCCGAAGGTATACGTTATCTATTGACTCAAGACACTGGTAGCGACAACGGGTATGCCGCGGCCTGGGCAGGCACTTTAAGTCAGCCATTGGTTGCACAAGCCAACGACATCATTGAGTATGATGGTACCAAATGGGTAGTGGCTTTTGATCACAACTCAAGTCCAAACAATGTGCAATATGTCACCAATATCACCACTGCCATACAGTACAAATGGCAGAGCAATGCTTGGACCAAGAGCTATCAAGGTCTTTACAAGGGGGGCCAGTGGAGTTTGGTGTTGTAAACGCAGTGGGTGTTTGGTTCTTCGCTGCCAACACTCGCCGTTATCTCTATCTCTTGCGCAACGATCCTAGGCATCCCAGCACCTGGGGTTTGCCTGGTGGCAAGATTGAACCTGGTGAAACCATGTTAGAAGCCTTGCGCAGAGAGTGTGTGGAAGAACTGGGATCAATGCCCGACTACGCACGACTAGTGCCTTTGGAAAAATTCACAACCTATGACTCACGCTTTGTGTACCACACATTCTTTGCCACAGTTGCAGAAGAATTTGTGCCCACACTCAATGAAGAACACTTTGGCTATGCTTGGATTGAGTCGGGTCACTGGCCCAAACCCATGCATCCAGGTTTATGGAACACAGTGAACTTTGATGCAGTACAGGAAAAAGTAGCAGCCTTGGAACGGTCAACTGAGCAGGCCTAAAAACCTTGCCATGGGCATGTGCTTGAGATTGGCCAGGTGATCAAACTCCGGTATGTGAGCTGTGGTATCACCTTGCACTCTATAAAATTTCCGCATCGGAAAATCATTTACTATAGTCACTAATTGCCGAACCCAGTTACCAGTATAGGTGGGTGCTGATCCAGGCTTCTTGTAGTGTTCGGCACCGGCATAGATATTATTGAACAGTTTGTCCGGTCCTGGACCCATGTCGAATCCAATGAGATAAATTTCTGGATGCCCATCTTGGGCAGCCAGGCTCACTGCTATGGGTCCAGAACTATAGCCAAAATATTTTTCTGGCACTGGTTGAGAGCCTCGTTGGGGCATGGGTCTACGAGTGTGGTGACGATTCTTTAAGGGATAACCAGACTCTTGAATTTCTGTGCTGATGGGTTTGTCAGTACTTACCAACACTGTGGGTGTGAATTCTCTGTACAAGGCATTGCAGCCGTAGACTATGCCCGTTTGCTCTAGCTGCTGGAGAGAAATTGCTTGTCTGCTTATGCCGTTACCAAGTACAAATGCTCTGGTCATAAAAAATCCTCCTTGTAGTTAGCAAGGAGGACGGAATGTGCTGCAAGATATTAGGCGGTAACGTTGTCTACTTGAGCCAACTGGATAGTACCGTTTTGTGCGTTGGCACTGTTTTGTACTTCCAAACCACTTTGTGTAACTGTGCCTTCGTCTGTGAAGAAGTTGGTCACATAGTAGTTCTCGCTACTCTGGATGTTTGGACCAAGATTGCTGTCGCTGTAGTTACCATAGGTCATACCGTTCCAGTCGCGGATCCACTTGTTGGTGATGTAGCTGGCATACACTGCTGAACTGTCGCCCACGCTGTACTTGATGCTCATGTAACCTGCATCTGGTGTTCCGGTGTTTTCTAAAATACATTGTCCAACTACATAGACGGTGCCATTTCCTGAGCCCACTGCTGTGGCTGTGAAAATGTCGCCTACTGCAAAGTTGTTGCCGGCACCAACTGCGGCCCAATCGGTGGTTGTACCGAGGGCAACAATTTGATAGGCTTGACCTACAACAAATGCGCTTGGAGCCACAGTTTCATATGTGTATGCAACCAAGAACTTGTGCGAACCTTTTTGACGGACGATGCGTCCGGTGTAATGATTTGAAATGTCGTAGGTGTTGGAATTATCAGCTAGTAAAATGTTTACCAAGCATGACACTTCTGGATAGGTTGTAGTTGGCGTACTGGTCGGAGGCACACCACCCACAACACCCAAGAACTGTGCTGGATCTAAGGTTTGTACTGGTGCGTTGTAAACTGGATCAGTTAAGCTACTGAATGGAGGGAAACCTGCATCAGTTAGAATAGTTTGATTGTACGTGGTAACTGGTGGTGTACCTGTTGTGGTACTGCCCGAACCAACGTTGTTTTTTTGAATTTTTAAAGCGCGTCCCATTGTTTTCTCCTTGTAGAAGTCCTATGTGGGTTCTAGCCACTACGCGGGGGATCCGCATAAAACGCCCAAATGCGTTGACAAGTATTTAGCAAATTTTGGTAAACTCAGCCACTGTGGCTACATAATGCTATGGATGCCAGTAATCTAGTTGCCAAAGGCAATATACTTAGAGATCAAAATGACTTTGAAGGGGCCACGGCTGCCTATGCCGAGGCCTGCATCAAAGATCCTGACTGCTACAGTGCGTTCAACAACTATGGCAATCTTTTAAGAGAAACACTGAGACCACGCCAGGCCATACCTTTCTTGCAGGCAGCCTGTACCATGCAGTTTGCTGAAGCTCATGCTCCGTTCAATTTGGCTGTGGCCTATCTCAGCATTGAGGACTATCCCAATGGTTGGCGGTACTATGAAAGTCGTTGGGACTATGAACACATGCAAGGCATGTTGCCCAAGTTAGAAGCACCTAGATGGAACGGTGAAGATCTTCGAGATAAAACCATTTTTGTGTGTGGCGAACAGGGCTTTGGTGACATAATACAGATGTCGCGCTTCTTTCAAAACCTACACGACCTAGGAGCCCGAGTGAAACTCACTGTGGAAAAGAACATCATACCACTGTTTGAAGGCAGCACAGTGTTGGAAAGTGTAACAAGACCAGATGTGCATCCAGGACACTTTGACTACTGGACCATGCTCATGGACTTGCCCGGACGCTTGGGTATAACCCGAGAAACCTTGCCTGCACCCTTGCAGTACATTGGTGCCAGACAGGACAAAATTGCTGCCTGGCAACAACGACTAGGACCAAAGACTCGAATGAGAATTGGCTTTGCTTATTCTGGGCGCAGAGATTCATGGATCAATCAACACAAAAGCATGCCATTGACCACTATGATGCAGTTGATAAAACAATGTCCCGAAGCTGATTGGATTAGTCTGCAAGTGGATGCTGATGACAATGATACTGCACTGTTGCGGCAAGAAGGCTTGCCCTTGTACCCAGGCAGCATTTCCGACTGGACTGACACAGCAGGACTAGTTCACAATTTAGATTTGGTTGTCAGCGTGGACACTGCTGTGGCACACTTGGCAGCAGCCATGGGCAAGCCTGTGTGGGTACCACTTAATCGTTACGCACCTTGCTGGCGTTGGGGCGTGGACAAAGACACCATGCCATGGTATCCCACAATTAGAATCTTTAGACAGGCTGTGCATGGCCAGTGGGATGATCCGTTAAATCGCATTGCTAGATTTATTCGAACTTTCAAGCCGTAAAATAGCCCCTTTCGGGGCTAGTTTATTGACGCTGCAAATGCTTTAACAAATTCTCTGGACTAGATTCGCCATATGGATCTGCACCGTGATTGTCTTCACGACCAGGTTCTTCAAACCAGGCCTCAACCACACCGTCGTTCACAATCATGGCATAACGCCAGCTACGGTCACCAAAACCAAGATTGTCTTTGTGCACCAACATGCCCATGAGTCGTGTAAATGTTCCAGAACCGTCGGGGATAACTTTGACATTCTTTAATTCTTGTCGCCGGGCCCAGGCGTTCATCACAAAGGCATCATTAACGCTCAAACAATAGATGTCTTGAATGCCGTGACTTTGAAACTGTTCAAATTTCCGTTCAAATCCAGGTAACTGATATGTGCTGCAGGTTGGTGTAAAAGCACCTGGCAGACTAAACACAATCACTCTACGACCTCGGAAATAATCATCGGTGGTGACATCTTGCCAACGATAAGGGTTTGGTCCCTCCACGCTTTCATCGCGCACACGAGTTTTAAATGTAACTTTTGGTAACGGTTTTCCTAGCATAGGATTCTCCTAAAACTATATTTTAGCACAGATTCCAATGCAGGTCAACGATTTCGACAGCTATCACCGTGCCAGCGAGCGTAGCCATTGACTGCTACCATTTGATTGCAATGTATGCAGTGCACTTTTTCTCTTTTGGAACCACGAACAGCATCTGCTTTGCGCTGAATGGTTTCTGCTGATTGTTTACGGCCCAAGGCTTTGGCTCTCATTTTTGTTCGAGTTTCTTCCGACACTACAGCCCCGTAGCGACTGTTATTTGATCCGGAACCAGCGGCAGATAATTTGGCTCGCCATTCTTCGCTAAAAGGGGCACGCTTCCGACCTTTTTGAGCTTTGATTTGCTTTACTTTTTCGTCCAATGGTTGTACTCTACCTTTGTTCATATCAGAAATATATTTTGAATATTCTTTTCGTAAATTTTCATACACTCGTGAAGTTATTTTTGACTGGTATCTTTTTTGATGAATGCTTTCAGCTCGCATCATGTACATGGCGTTTATCATTTTACTTTTTGCTGTACCCGTGTGCATTTTAGTCAACAACCAATGACATATAAAGTGTTCCCTGGCAGTTAAATCCACCAGATTTTCACTGTCATCGGAACCGCCTAAACTGCGAGGAGTAATATGGTGTCGTTCAGTGTATTCGTTGCTGACACGGTTACGAGCGTTTTCTGTAATAGAGTTGTACCATCTGTAATATTTGTTCATGCTGTTATTTATGTTTGTTAATTCAACATTTAACTATAGCCAACAAAAAAGGCGCATTGCTGCGCCTTTGTTGCCTTCCCATCCCTGGGTCGTTAAAACTATTGTTGGATAACCAATCTCAGCTAAACGAGAGATTACTTACGGCAATTTCTCCGAGGTAATCAGCTGCGTTACCGAACGAACTTGCAGTATTAGTGAGCTCTACATATCCGTAACGAGTCATAAACGAAACGACTGGTTCGAATGTGGTTGGATCAAGCACAACACCACTGCTCATCAAAGGAATGTATGGGCAGTAGAATGCTGCTGCGTCTGCTTCTGACGAGCCTTTGTAGCCCACCAAAACTGCTTGTGTGTCTGGAGCATAGCTGTCGACGAACACGCGCATTGCACCGTTCAATGTACCAACAAACTTGGTGTTTGTAGGTGCTTCGAATGTGCCTTCTGTGGTGCGAGCAAAAGCTGAAGTTGTTGCTGATTGCAACACTGTCAAACTTGCTGAACTTACAACGGCCCAGTTACCAGCGCCACGACGTGTACGCTGAGCAATCAGGTTAGCAACACGATTGATTAGAACTGCCAGTGCGGCATGCTCGTCACCAACGAATGTGGCTGTACCTGAAACTGTTGCTTGGTTGTATGTAAACTCTGTTGCTGCTAGGGTACGTAAGCTCAGGAGGATCTCCTGATCAATTTCAGCTGTGATCTCTTGTGCCAGAGCTGCCATGATTTCAGCTTCAACGTCAATACCATGCATGGCTTGTGCGTCTTGTGCTGATTCAAATGTCCAGCGAGCTTGTAGCTTGCGGGTCTTGGCTTCAACGGCTTGTTTCAGGATCTGCACTGAAATTTGCTTACCGCCTGTACCTTCCATCACTGCTGTTGGGCCGCCTGTGTAGTTGGCTGTTGTGCTGGTGCTGGATGGAACTGTGGAGTATGCTGTTGCAATCTTGAATGGGCTCAGGGCTTCTTCACCGGCTTGTACGCTGGTTGCTGCTGCACTGGTATCAGTCAAGGATTGTGCATAACGCACACGCAGGGTGTGGATTTGACCCACAGGACCTGTCATAGGCTGTACACCTACCAACTCGTTAGCAATAACTGTTGGCATTACACGTCTGATTACTGGCAGAATCACACGATTCAGGGTAGCAATATTACCAGCTGCTGTTGAACCTGAACTTGCTGCTTCTGACAAATAACGACGAGTGTTTTCTAGGATGACACTCATTGCAGTGCGACGGCCGCCTTTTAGGCCTTCCATCAACGCTTCTTTGGTTTCACCCCAGCGACCTTCTAGTAGTTCTTGTGACATTTAAGTCTCCTCTAAATTTCTTGTTATAACCCGGCCAGGCGTTTGAGGTCGATCACATTGCTGCGATCTTCTTGTGTTTCCTCAACTGCTTGACTTGGGGCAGATTTATCGCCAGTGACTTCGGTTACCGATTCTGCAATTACCTTACGAGCTTTTGCTGGGCGGGTTTCCAAAACTGCTGGTAGATACTTTTCAAAAGCATTCTTTAAACGTGCTGTTTGAACACTTTCAAGCAAATTACGCATGACTTCGCGCTTCTCTTCATTGAGAGGAGCCAGCAAATCATCCATTGTGCTTTGACGCTCATTGGACTCTTTGATCATACGCACTTCGCGTTCCTTGCTCTCGACGAGCACTTTTGCATGCTCGGCAAGATTGATGGCCTCTGCCAGACGACGATCTTTTTCAGCAATTACATTATGCAGTTTGCGAACTTCGGCTTTCTCATTGAGATGAGTAGCACCAAATTCACTTGCAAATGCTTCAAAAATACGACGACCAAAGTTGTTCTCGCGAGCAGCTTTGATGTCTTCGTGCAACTGACCGAGTTCGGCCTTTAGATGACGGCTCACAGCCTGGCTCATCTTACCAGCACTTTCCTTGACGAATCGTGCTTTCAGTGACTCCAGTTTGCCACGTGCTTCACTGACCAGTCGAACCTTGGTTTCCACTAGGTCCTTCTTGTCTTGTTGGAACTCTGTGATTTCACGTGCCAAAGCATGCACCACAAAGCCTTCTAACTTGCTCAGGCTTTCTTGATGCATCTTGCGGTCTTTACGCAGTTCGCCAATTTCTTCTGCCAATTTGGTTACCAAGAAGCCGTTAAACTTAGTGGCTGATTCTTTCATTTTGGTTTGGAACTTGACGCGATCTTCTGCTAGTGATTGCTTTTCAGCTTTCACTGCTTCGATCTCTGCTACCAGACTTTCTGTTACCATACGATCTAGGGCTTCCACCATCACTGTTTTATCATGCTCATAGCGTTGCGCAAATTCCTCGCGGAGTTCTGCGCGTACTTGTTCACGAGCTTCACTTAGTTTGGCTTCCCAAGCTTCAGTGATCTCTTGACGAGTGTCCTCGTTGACCAAGTCGCTATCTAGTAATGGTTTTAGAGCATCTAACATGCCTTTTTCTCCTTAGATTTTGAGATCTTTAATCAGCCGTACTACTTCGCTTTTTAAAAATCTCTGTGCTTTTTTGTCCGACCCTGCATCCTTGGCAATCTCCAACAGTCGATGACCATACTTCATGTTCATCAAACCTTCATACACTGCTGTGGGATATGCGTGTGGTGCGCTGGGCTGGGCAACCACATCTACAGTGACAATTTCAAAGTCACTGACGTGTCCGTTGGCGTCGTTGACGTTGCCGCTGCCACGACTGCTAACACCTAGTTTCACTCCACTTTCCAACATGGTTTTAACCAGTTGTCCCATGGGTGTTGGTAATATCTTGAGTGTGCCGTAACCAGCAGGACCATCCATCCACATTTTCTCAATCATGTGGCTCACACGGTCAAGATTGATTTTTAAGTCATCGGGGTGATCTACTTCGCCCAATACGCTGTGACCAGTCTTGATCTGTTCATTGATGGTGTCTACTGCTTTGGCAATTTCGTTTACAGGATATACTCGCTCATTGGCGTTGCGAACGCCACCCTCGATGCAAATACCTTTGAGTTTCAAGATTTTGCCCGAGCCATCAGCAGCTTCCTCAGACAAGACTTCTGCCTTGGCCTGAGTGAAGCTGAGATGTTCTCTTAGATATCGAGCCATATCTTTTTATTAAGCCTTAGGGAAAGGAGTTCTGGTGTTTACACCAGCTGCCTGTGCCAAATCTGGCTTGGTTGCTGGACTCATACTCTTACCGCCTGTGGCTGGGGTGTTTTGAACCTTACCAATTAATTCTTTTGTAGTTGGTGCTGGACGACCTTTTGCTTCACCGCCTACATCTGGATTTACTGGCTTGGCTTCCATGCCTGCTTGACCGCTGTTGGCTGCATAAACGGCCTTTTTGTTAACAAAACTTTCTTCAGACTTGACTGGAGCAGGAGCTGCTTTTAAGTCGATGTTTTCGGCCATGGGCATCATTTCTTCTGTGTCGTCCACTGCCAATGCATCACCAGCCATGTCTTCCATGTCTTCGCCGTCTAGATCACCTTGAGGTGCTTCGTCGCCCATCAATGACTCAAATTCAGCCATGAGTTCGTCCAGCTTGTCCTCTAGATCAACTACGCGATCTTCTAGATCAGCTTCGTCATGTGCGTCTTCAATGTCGTGTGTGAGCTCGTGACCAGCTTTTTCTGCTTTGTCATCAAACTCAGCATCATCATCTTCGGTCATGCCTGTTTCTTCCATGTCCACTTCGTGCATGAGGTCATCAGCAGCATCACCGCCCATGGCACCTTCTTCCATGTCTTCTTTAACTTTACGACCATGTTTGAAGTCATATTCTAAGTCTTTTTTGACTTTTTCTGCATCACGCTCGGCACGATCGTCTGCTTTTTCATCGTGACTTTCCTCTTCTAGATTTTCCTCATTCATGAGGTTTTCATAGATTTCGCGGCTTTTTTCCACAACGATGTCGTGAAATAGCTCGCGTGCCTTAGCGTCATCGTCATTGATGACGTATTCGATTAGTTGTTCAAATTTGTTCATGAGTGCCCTCCAAAGTAATGGCTCGTGAATATATTTACATATATCTCGAAATAACTGTGCTTTTAGGGCTCAAAAACCGCCAGAACGGCAGTGTTAATTTAGACTGGTGCAGCAGGTGCTGGTGCGTACTGTTTACGAATTTTTTCTAATTTCTCTTTGAATTCAAAACTGCGAATGTCATTCATCTGACGTAATTTACGCAGTTGTTTTAGTGTCAACCGAGTCTTGCGCAGGTCTTTTAACTGCAATTGAGTGTTGTCATCACTCAAGTCTTGATAAGCACCTGGCTCTCGTTGATAAATTTCGTTCAGTATCATACAGATATTTATACCGGACCGCCGGCACTGACACCAGTCACAGCAGCAGCAGGTGCAGGTGCACCTTGGCCAGCATTGCCGCCCACGCCGCCTTGAGTGCCCGGCGCGCCACCAGCACCCTCTGGATTGATTTCATTGGGACTGCCCAGTTCTTGGCCAGTTTCAATGTCAGATTCCATACCTGCTGGGGTAATACCAATACTGCGTAAATCTTGTCCTTGAGTGGTTTGAAGTTCTGGTGTGGCGCGTTCTTCCTCCCACAGCTCTTCGTTTTCCATGATTTCTGCTTCGGTCAAACCTAGATAACGTTTGAGCATGAATCGCTTACTAAGGTAAGGTACTTGTTCTAGTTGCGCAAATGCTTGAATACGCACTGCATCCAGTTCACTTTGACGATAACTGGCAAAATTCTGTGGTGGTGTAAATTTGATGCTGAATAAGCCAGCATCAATGTTGAAGCCTCTCCAACGCAGGTACATTTTGAATTCGTCGTCTAGCTTTTGAATTACTAAATTTTGCAAACGGGTGCAGTACTGGTTGAAACGGAATTCTTGTATCAATGCCGTGCCCACACGCCCGTCTGTTACTGCCACGGATGAATCGTCCGGACCAGTGGGCAAGTAGCTAGATGGCACACGCAAACCGCGTGCCATTTTGTTGTTGAAGTATTTCAAGTCGTCAATTTCACCCAGGTTCTCACCGCCGGGCAATGGTTCAACTGTGGATCCGCGACCGCCTTCACCCACTGGAAAGAAAAAGTCTTCGTTGATGCTGAGAGGATTGTAGGTGGCATCCATCATGTTAGCGCCGCCACCATTCATTGTGGGGATTCTACGCTGATGCATTTCGTTTTTCACACGTTCCACAAAGGCCATGGCAAGATGACTAGGCATGTTGCCCACATCAATCTTGAACACTCTGCGTTCCGGAGCACGCTGCACACGATAGATCAACACGGCGTCTTCCAGCAATTCTTTTTGCTTGAACACTTTGAAAATGTTTTCCAACACGCTCTGTCCAAAAGGCCAGAAAAAGTCCAGGCCTTCGTTGAGGCTGATATGAACCACGTGTTTGGCATCCAGGCACATTTCATTCATGGCACGATTGAATCTGCTGACACCGGAAGAGGGTGCAGCACCCGAAGGTGCGTTGTAGTTGCCTTGGTTGGTCACTGATCCCACACTGGGATTGACCACAAAGTCCTGCACTGTCTTGGGTGCCACAGTCATGTTTTGAAAGTTGGGGTTCATGTCGCGAATCACATACTGCTCAGGACGCTTGCCTTCTGATTCGTTTACAATCACACGCACAACCTTGGTCATGTCCACCCACATCATTTCAAAGGTTTCGGGATCACGTATGAACACCTGGTCACCGTACTTGATGGTGTTGCGGAACAGTTTGAACACACGCTGGTCTAGCTTGTTGAGCTTGACCCACTGCTGCAGTTGTTTTTTGATGATGTCTACTTCGTGATCAGTGGGTTTGTCTTTGTACTGCACATCAAATGGCGTGTGATTTTCTTCGTTGAGTCTGGTGCTGAATTCAGACAAAATATCCAAACAAGCATTGACTTCGGAGTCGCAGTCCATGTTTTCATACTGGTTGTAACGCTCAATACGATTGGGGTGTCCGCTGTAGACTTCGGGCAATCTGCTGGCATAGTTACGAAAAGCAAAGTTGCTGCGAGCAGTAGAATCGCTTTGAGTTGCGTTGCCAGTTTTGCTGTAGCCGGGCAAACCAAACTGGTTTTGACCGCTAATTGGGCTCATTTCGCCGCTGACATTAGCGACCTTAAAGTATTTTTTCCAGCTCATAGTTTATTATTTATGGTGTTAGTAGTTGGCCTGCAGTATCTTCTGTTGCACACTGACTGAATTTCGCATGATATTGACCAATTCATCAAGTTTGTCTAGCGTGTCACGGCTTGAGGAACTGCCCATGTCTTTTAGCATGTCTGCAATTGAGCTGTAGGAATCGGACTTGGGCTGGATGCTCAGTCGCTCGTCTCCGTGCATGACAATGTTGGGACGATAGCCACTTTGAGGACCACTCAACAAACCACTGAACCCATTTCTTGCTGAAATTTCAGCATGAAAGTGTGGACCTGTGCCACCGCGATTTTGACTGTACTCATCAATCACGTTGCTAAAGCCCAAGCTCTTGGCAAATTGCACAACCGTGGCTGCAAATTCTGGTGTGGTAGGATACTTTTCTCTATCACTAAAACTAAAATCCACAGCACGATTTTTGGTGTGTGCACTGTTGGGTCGTTCACGCTGATGGAACACATCATTGAATGCAGTAAATCTTGCGTCGGGATATTCTCGCTGTATGGCTTCAGCCAACGCCACCAGTCGTTCGTTGGTAGTGCCACCTGCACTAGATCCGGTATTAAGTTTTGCAACTCGCTGATTTAGATCTCCACCAGCTGCAGCAGGACCTGCACCAGCTGCTGCACTTGGGGCCGGTGCGGCTCCCGTAGCTCCACCTGGTGCCGTGTAAATTCCGCCTTGAATTGGGGTCGGTCCTGCAACACCCCCCACAGCGCGTACCGCGTTGGCCTGTGTTTGCGCTATCTTGAGACTTTGATCTACTACCAATGGCAGTGCTCTGGCTCCAAATGCCTGCATTGCTCTGTTGAGTCGCTCAAATTCCTTGGTTGACTGTGCCACTTGAGAATTGAGAGCGTTGTAACCTTCTTGACCTTTGGCGGCAATGGCTTTGTTGCGTTCAGCTTCAACATCGGCCTGTTTTATTTCTTGCTGCTTGGTAAAATCAGATAGTGTGGCATAAGATATGAATTGACTTTCACCATCACCCACTGCCTTGGCATAACTGCGTTGCACACCGATGTTGTCCTTCATGGCATCGCGCAGTTCATTCTGTGCTGTTAGGGCGTCAATCTGGCCGTTGGTCAGTCGATCCATGATTTCGGCAGCTCGGCTTCCAGATGATTTAAAAACTTTTTGTGCTTCTACTGAAGTAGTATTACCACTGGCCAGATCTCGTACTCCTTTGGCCAAAGCAGGATCTTTAAACTGACTAAGAGTTGTACTCAAGGCTTCTAACTGTTGAGCCTCTTTGACTTTGCCCTGCGCCACAAGGTCATCCAGTGTGGCTCTGAATTGTGATTCGTTGCGAGACGCAGCCTGTTGATCTTCAATCTGCTTGCGACTCATACCAGTTACACGACTCAACTCATCCAACTGGAACATGTAGTCTCTGGCACCCTTGGCCAGGTCAGCATTGGTTTTGTTTTGCGTAAGACCCAGCTGTGCCATGCGACCTACATAGGCAGCGGTGGCTTCGCCCATGCTGTCGGCATTGTAGCCTATGAGTCTGAGTTTATCAAATTCCTTGTCGGCAGCTACTACCTGGCCTGTGATGTCGGCAAAGGCGTCAGCACCTTTGCCCACTGTTCCTGCAAATCTTCCCAATGCCCCTGCGTTGGCAGCCACAGTGCGACTGTATCCTTCCAGGGTCATTCCTGACTTTTGGAAGTTTTCGTTTAGTCCTGATAGTCCTTTGGCGCCAAGCGCACCAATTTGACTGAGTTGCGTAAAACTTGTGGTCAGTGCATCAGTCTGTTGTGTCAATACCCCCAACGCACCACTGTACAATTTCATTGATTGAGAGGTTTGGCCTAAAGTAGCCTGTAACACTCTTATTTGAGTGCCAAACCCCACTGCACTGTTGGTCATTTGGCTGGTGATTGTTTGTCCAGCTGCACTGGCTCGATAACCAAAATCTCTTAGACTACGATCAAAACTGGCCAAACTACCGCGATTGACTCGGTCCAGGTTGTCCTGTAACTCGCGTAGCGCGGCATTTGTGCGTTCGACATCAATATTTTCAGCCATGTTTTATGCCCATAAGTAAGAGTGCAACAATATTTATGGTGGTCTAAATGCAGTCAAACTCCAATCCCTTACGCAAACATTTTCGTCAACCCAGCATCTACATCAAGCTGCCCAGTGGTGGCAAGTACTATCCTCAGGGTGCAGTAAACATTCCACCCAACGGTGAACTGCCAGTATTTCCCATGACAGCCTTGGATGAAATCAGCAGCCGCACACCAGATGCCTTGTTCAACGGATCAGCTGTGGTGGACATAATTCGCAGTTGTGTGCCTAACATCCTGGATCCCTGGCAGGTTCCTGCTATAGATCTCAACACGCTGTTTGTGGCCATGCGTGTGGCCAGTTACGGTCACAACATGGAAATCAACACCACTTGTCCTAAATGTGGACATGAACATCAGTTTGATTTGGATCTTAGAGTGGTACTCGACACGCTGAAATCCCCGGACTATAATAGATCATTACAAGTAGGTGATTTGACTTTGTACTTTGTACCACTTAGCTACCAAACCATTAATGATATCAGTCGCAAGCAATTTGAAGATCAAAAGATCACCAGTGTGATCAATCAAAGCGATTTGAGTGATGAAGAAAAAATGTCTAGACTAGGCGAAGCATACAAACGCATAACACAATTGACTTTTATGAGCATGGCGCGCAGCATTTCAGCTATCAAAACAGCCGATGCCATGGTCACCGAGTCTGAACACATTTATGAATTTGTCATTAATTGCACCAAAGCTCAATTTGAAACCATTAGAGATTTTGTAATCAATCTGAGATCAGTGGCCGAATTGCAACCTTTGGACATCACTTGCTCCAACTGCTCAAATCAATACAAACAAGAGTTTACGTTGGACATGACAAATTTTTTCGAAACCAACTCCTAGTCTCGGACTCTGACCAAATTTCCAAACTAGTTGAAGGTATGGAAAAAGAAACTGCTGGTATTAAAAAGGAGGTTTTGAAATCCTGTTGGTACATGCGTGGCGGCGTCACTTACGACGAAGCCATGCAGATGAGTCATAGTGAACGCGCCGCTATCAGTGAGATCATTAACGAAAATCTAGAAACCACTAAAAAATCCGGATTACCGTTCTTCTAATGGATCTAGCACAAGTCACCCGAGATATAGAATCTTGGATTAAAAATTTTGTAGAAGTGCCACACCCAGCCATGGGTGGTTGGGCGCCTTGTCCCTATGCACGCCGTGCTAGACTGGATCGAGACTTTGAAGTTAGATTGGGTCAACACTTGGCTGATGATTTGCTGACCATCAGCAGTGCACCACTACTAAAAAGTGTTGTGATTCTAGTGTATGATGCTAATGCATACCCTTGCGATCAATTCCATGCCACAGTGGATCAAGCCAATCAACAGCACTTGGTGCCCAGAGACCTCATTGCCTTGGAAGATCATCCCCGAGATCCAGAAGTTGTAAATGGCGTTGTAATGAATCAAGGTACCTACGCATTGGTACTGATACAAAATCTCATTGACTTGAATGCCAAGGCCAAGCAGATTGCAGGCCAAGGATTCTACCACAACTGGCCCGAGCAATACCTTGAAGCACTGTTCAAACACCGGCAGGATCCTCGACTGTGACCTATCAGTTTGCTAGAATAGACTTGTCTAAGACCAATTACCGACCCACTGTGGAATATCGCTATCTCTTGGCTACCACGGAACAAATAAAGGTCTTGAATGAAATCTATCGTACTTACTGCATCTACAAACACTTTGCCAGCGTGATGCCCATATTCCCAAGTCGCTATACCGATCCCATGACTGACATACTTGGATACTTTGATCAAGGTCACATGGTTGCGTTTAGTTTGATGCGGCGCTACGATGAAAAGAATGCCGAATGTGCACAGTTTGCTTGGACCTATCACAATCCCAAGTTAAGTTTGGGTATTGAAACACTCAAAACCGAGTGTGCAATCTACAAAGCACGTGGTTTTGAATTTTTGTATCTTGAACAAGCACACTTGTACAAGTCAAAAATAGATGGATTTGAAATTTTGGGACCTATGACATAATGGACATTTATACTATTTGGGCAGACAAACAGGGCGATATCTCGGACCTTGACTGGGTCAATAACATGAAGCAGTTTTTTGATCATTTGGTCAGTGAGGGTAAAATGGAAACCTACAGAATTACTCGTTGCAAAATGGGTTTTAGATCCATAGCTGACATGCCAGAGTGGATGATACTGATGGAATTTAAAGACATGGCACAAATGGATTCGGCATTTCGTCGTGTTGCACCACTCAAAGGTGAACTCGAAGACAAACACAAAAGTTTCAATCAATTTGTAAGTGGAAACATTCAACACGCACTCTTCAGAGATTTTCCGGATACGTTCTAAGACCTACTTCGTAAGTCTATTGATTCGCTTACGCTCATCAATTGTTTTGTTTTTCAGTATCATCTAGATTTTGTGGTCATACTTGCCCGTTGCCGGGCAAGTACTGCATCATCTGAGTTCGAGCAGTCATCAGTAAAAGAGATTTGTGTTGTCACAGCGGAGGCGGTTGTGCGGTACCCCCTACTCTAGCCTTGTCTCACAACGGAGCGTGTGTAATCCCTACTGACGAAATTGCACACGGTGTGGTTGTATCTGGTTCACAGAGCCACATCATTTGAGCCTAAGTTGGTTCTAATCTTTGACGCCCAAGATCTGACGGCCAATCAAATGGCAGCCTCAATGGGGTTAGGCCACTATGCCTAACACGGAGTCTATGCGCAGAGACTTTTTACAGTGTCTGCATTGAGCTCCCAAAACAGGTCATGATCCATGACAAACCAGTGTCCGTGTTTTTGAGAAGCGTAGTTGAAATGCCTGGTAAAAAAGAAATTAGTATGATTGGGTTGTGATTGTACTGCGATGAAGGTGCCTTTGCGATTGAATTTCATGAACAAGATGTTGAAGTCCTCGGGATCCGCAACATCCATACACTGATCAATCCATGACTCTAAGATTTTGATATTGCCTTGAAATAACTGATGAAAGGGGAAGTCTTTGTAGCTTTTGCATTCTGCGTTGAATTTGGGAAAACTTTGACCTGGCACAATGTCGCCTTTGAAAGCACGAATTTGTCCTTCGTGTAACACCTGCTTACGGGCTGTATTTACTCCGCCCACATAGGCCCCGGACCCTGGTGCACGGATAAATTTTTCACCGTATAACCGGGTTAAAAAATCCGCTGTTTGACGCTCAAAACTGTTGCCTTTGGCTTTGCTTGGACTGGGCATATGGACTTTTAATTAGCCTGCGTAATTGAGATTGCAATATAATGTGATTTGTTCTATCACAGTATTTGGGTGTGTTGACACAGCAAATCTAATAAAATTTCCCACATCCGGTAGCTGTATTCCGTTGCCGGTCCAGGTAGATCTGCTGCGACTTAGTTCGGTATCTAATCTGTCCAAGCTGATCAAACAGGTTCTAAAACACACATAGCCATCTTTGAAGGCGCGTGTGCCTTGCGCACTGGCATGTTCCAGTGCTGCTTTGCTGACTCTGTAGGTTTCAAATCTGGGTTCTGGTGCCACTATATTTTTGGCACCAATGCTGCCAATGTTAAAAATATATCCCTGTTTGTTGTGCTGTTGCCACTGATCGTACACAGCAAAGTACAGTTGACTTTGAGCAAAGTTAGCCCAGGACTCCTGTGGAGGACCATCAAAGGCATTGTTCACAAACACATCGTATTGCAAACTCATCTCGGCAATAGCTTTAACCTGTGTTGTAATGTCCAAACCTGTGGACCTGCTGGCAGTGTCAGCATCAAATGCCTGCACAATATGAGCACCCAGTCCACGATTGCCTCCTGTTACTAGTACTTTCATCTTGTACTACCTCCTTGATCCCATACCTTGGTTAGTCGGCTGCCACAGGTCATGGCGCACTCAAACAATCTATTTTTGTTGTTCCATGAATCTAGTAGATCTTGCCAAAACTTGTTGGCAAATATGTTTTTTAAACTATGATTTTTAATATTCAAATTATCCAGACCATAGGTTTCTAAAAATGCTCGCACTTGATTTCTCCCGTTGATTGAACTTAATTTGTTTGCTCCAGGCAATACTTCACTGTAAAATCTTGCGTCGTATAAGTTGTGATTGAAAAAATTACAAGGCAAAACCACTCCTTGGACATTGATTGCTACCTTTTTACCTATCAGTGCATCACATCGAATTTCTGTGGTATCAAAATAATCTTGTAGGGCATTGTATTCTTTTTTTAATTCTGGCAAATAAACCATGCTACGATTGCGATAGCGATCGTCAGTGGGAGGTTCAATAAAATATTCAGTATTGCCTTGTCGATCAACCACTGGCCAAGCTGACATTTCTTCCACAGTGGCGTGATTAAAAAATCTACCTGTTTTGCGAATCAAACAGTTGTGAAATTTCATTGCGGTTGCCCGTTGTTGTACTTCTTCTACTTGATGTTGATTGTGTTTAAAAACAATGAAATTCCATTGAGCTCGACCGCCTGCGTTGATAAAACTTTGTGCGTTTTCAATCACACGATGATAGTCGCAATTTTTTCTATATAAATGTAAGGTATCTTCGAGCCCATCAATCCCAAAGTCAATTTGACCATACCCATTCATGATCCTAGCAATTTCTGCCCAATATTGTGATTGATGCGCAGCTCCATTTGTGTGAATGTATAGCCATAATGTGCTATTTTTGTTTCTAAAGTCTCTTAAGATGTCTAAAAAATCAGGATGCATAACTGGATCGCCATAACTTCCGCAAAAGAAAATCTGGCGTAATCTGCCACATAGCTCGGTGTTAAACGCATGGTCAATTACAGATCTTGACAAATGAGTCAATGGCATAAAAGGATTGATACCATGACCGTTTATGTTTCTTGGGCATTGTGGACAAGCCGCATTGCAGTATGAGGTTATTTCTATTTGGTATTCATTGATACAGGCGTAATCAAACATTTAGCTCAACCTCGCGCTGCCATTGATTGGTAAAACTGCTGCCTTGATTACTACTTTTACAAATTTTACTACACACAGAATTTGGATCAGTGTTCCAAGAAAGTTGTATTTTTTCAAAATCACTTTCAAAATCGCTTTGCCTACTGCCCAACCAACAGCAAGGACTTGCACGGCCCTGAGCATCAATATACATACTTTGTTCATCAAGAGCACGACATTTGATTTGGCCTTGTGTGACCTGTGGCAATTGATAACCACGAGGGGCTTGCAATCGCACAGTGAATGGTCGTTTGCTGACTTTGACTCTGAACCACTTGAACCCCATGTCACGAGCTAGTTGCTCACACTGATCCACTTGATGCTGGTTGTGTTTGTACACCAACATGTCCCAATGTGCAGATCCTCCTGCTAGAATAAATGCTTCTGCATTGGCCATGAGTCTGGACCATTTCACGCCCTCTCGATACACACTGTTGGTATCTTCTAGACCATCAATACTGAAAACCACATAGTCGTGTGATTTGTTAAACAGTTGTCCTATGGCATGCCACCAAAAGGTTGTTTGCAAAGCACCGTTGGTATTCATACCCAAAATAATGTTAGGATTGAGTTGTCTAATCCATTGATATATGTCTAGTGTGTATTTGCCAGCAGCTGGGTCACCATAGTTACCGCACATGAACATTTTGTCTAGTTGTCGGATTTGTTCTTCTGAAATATGTTTCAAAATTTGCACGGGCGTGAGATGATGTTTTTGATGTTTGTTGAATTCAACATCAGTTTCTCTGGCACATAGAGCACAGACAGCTTGGCACACATCTGTGGGTTCTAGATGCAATACTTTGATGTCACGCAAGGTCAATATCCGTGTTATAACTGGTAAAGCCATTTTCTTTGACCACACGTAGAATATTTTCTACACGAGTGGCCAATTCATCTCTGTGACTCACAAGCCAAATGCTCTTGTTGCGTTCACGACTCATTTTCTTCAGCAATGCAAGACTGTTCTCCACACCCTGTGTGTCCATGCCGGAATCCACCAACTCGTCAATGAACAACACATTGATAGGGTGATACAGGCTTTCCCACACATCACGGAACGCCCAACTCATACTTAGTATCAGTCTATTGCGCTCACCGCGGCTCAAGTTATCAAAGTCCAGATCGCGACCCAGTTCGGTGATTTCCACACTCAAATCATTTTGAAACACCACTTGATGTGGCAAACCAATACGGTCAAGATAGTGAGTAAGCCTTGCGTTGAGATAACTCAAGTTCTGTTCAATGATCTTTTTGCGAATAAAACTGTCTTTGTTTGTGAGTAATTTGAGCAAGAAGTCTTGATGATCCTGCAGTCTTGTGAGTTCATTAAGTGTGTCATAACTTACAGTCTGCAAAGCCTGACCTTGCATGTCTTCAATCTGTTCATTGTAGGGATCCACTTCAGTTTCTCTTGCTGCTAGATCCTTGCGCAGTGTTTCCAAACTGTTGCGATGATTTAATGCATCTTCCAAGGTGTCGTAAAACACTGTGGGTGCACGACCCAGTTCACCCAAGGCAGCGATAGCGTCTGCGTGTTCTTGACGCTGTGTGTCATTGGCCAAACTCTGTGCAGCAGCTTCTTGCAAACTGTCTTGCTTGGTGTTGCGAATTTCATCTTGTTTGTTGTCGTGAATGTCCTGGCCGCAGGCATAACACTTGTGATCATCCAAGGCAGCAATTTCTTTTTCCAGTTGCTTGATTAGTTTTTGTTGTTTGGCCTGATCAGTGTCAATGCTCTTGATCCAGCGATTATGTTCGTCAATCTTGGACTTGCGTTCGTGAAATGATTCCAAGTCCTTGTGTGCCTGTACTTCTTTGTCAATGTCAATGTGTTCCAAACTTTCAATAGCACTACGGAAAGCAGCAC